GCTTGCTTCTTGGCAACAGAGTATGAGCCACGACCAACTTTTTCAGTCATGAGCCAAACAGGATACTTGCTAGTGCCAAGATCACTCATAACTTCCAACAGTTGCTGTCTGGTAACAACACCATCTCCAGAAACTGCAGGGAACATCTCATACATTCGGTTCTCAAAAGAACCACGAAACTCAGAATCAATTTTAGCCATAATAAATTACTCCATTCACTAACATAATTATACTGTAGTTATTGTTGCAAGTCAAGCAACATATCCAATGAATCGGTTCAACAAGACACGACTTGTTTTCTTGACATTTAGATAATTACTAAACTTTCTAGAGATAGCAGAAGCACTCATATTTGAAGTTGCTTCAAGTTCACCGTCATCAATCTTAGTTGAAGATTGTGGAATCAAGAACAAGTCATCTCTGCCAGTGCCACTAATAGAAGCAAAGCCATCATTCTTAAAATCTTTTCTCCAGTCTTCAATCAACGCTTCGTAGTCGCCCCTGAAGTCTGGAATGTTACAACGAATAACACTTCTAAGGTCTCGCAGTGAGTTCTTGGAAATATAAAAACCAACAACTGCAACACCATAACGATCCTTGATCATACGAAGGATGACTTCGGTTTGCTTGGAAGAATCTGAACTAAACTCATAAGTCTTTTGTGTTTGTTCATCACGGATAAAATGCTTTTGTGTGATTCTCTTGTACTGACCATTGATATACTCATTCGAGTAAGATTGTAAACCTGCACGAGAACCAACATATGGACTAATAGAACCACCTTCACCATCAGTCAGCGTAATGAAAGTCATCTTTTCAATATTGTTGTTCTTGATGTAAGTGCCAAGGTTGTTGTAAACCCAAACAAGAGCCTGATTCAATGGAGTTGCGCCAAGGTCATAACCTTCATTCAAAAAGAATTTTGGATCAAGTGTGCGTTTAGCCATAGTGTTAAATTCACTGGATGTCATTTTATCAGAGAACAATTCCAGCAACCTAAAGTTATCATTGGTCTTTAGAGTATCTCTGTCCTTGCTAACAGATGGAGATGGAGATTTATATCCATAACGATCTATTGTCTTCAAGTGATATTGAGATGTAAAAGCCAAAACACGGTATGGAATCTGAACCTTTGAACAGAACATAGCCAAGTTAATAACTTGTTGTAGCGTTTCTGTTATAACATTAGACATGGAACCAGACCAGTCCAACAAGAAAATCATACCGTGATTTTTACCAGTGGGCAACACAGTCACACGTTTGAACAAGTCATCATTTAGTTTATACGACCAGATTTTACGCATGTCCAACGAACCAACTTTAGAAGTTTGTGCACGCTTGTACATCTGAGCAGACTTACGCATATCAAATTCTTTGACAAGGTAATTCACAGTGCGCACAGATTCACTTTTGAATTTCTCAAAGTCTGCATCAATTTCTTTTTGACGTGTGACCATCTGTTGATACCAACTATTACGATATGGCATATCGTCAATGGTCCAAGTCTTTTTGATCTCATTCAAGATAGTCTTGTAAGAGATAACAGGATCTTCTTGGTAATGCGTATCGTATTTCCAGTAGAAATAATGAGTGCTGTCATCAGCCAAACTTTCCAGTTGCTGACTGAATGCTTTGTCTGTTAGAGACTCAAGTTCATCTTCAGTTGTATCTTGGTTTGCTTCAGCAGGGGTTTCAGTCTCTTCTTGTTCACCGCTTGGTTTACCATTTGGTTGTTGCTGATCATCAGAGTCTTGCTCTGTGTCAGAGTCATCTGAATCATTAGAAGCAGGGGCTTCATCTTCTTGATCATCTTCTTCTTGATCTTCTGAATAACCAAATGTCTGGCTTGGATCATCTTGGTCATCATCTTCTTCTTCTTGATCTTCAGGAATAGATGACTTAGAAGAGTTTTGCTGGCGCTGTTCTTTTTGTTGCTTGATCTGATCCTTTGAAAACTCATAAATTTCATGAGCCAGTTCAATGACTTCTTCAACAGTCTCACATCGTTCAGCACGATCTACGAACTCACGCTCAATAGAATTGAACTTAACACCACAATCAAAACCAGCTTTGTAGTACATGTTGATTTTGTCAATCAACAAAAGTTTGTCAAATGATTGGACTTGTTTAACCTTAAAAAAGTCGCGATCATTAAGCTGTTTGTAACCAACACTCATGCGTTTACGCAGACCTGGATACTTACGTTTGATTAGTTTTTCAATGCGCACATCCTCCAGTACATTAAGGTATGTCATAATGCGAGGATTCTTTTCGATGGGTTCGATGTACTTTTCGCCTGTGTAAAGAGCGTGACCAACTTCGTGAGCGATCAACATGTCTTCAATCTCTGGCGTCATGTCTTTCCAGAGTGGCAAAGTTAACACACGTGATCTGATATCAAAAGATGCAGTACGTGTTGTGGCGCGAACAACAGTTAGGTTTTCTGTTGCAAGAAGTTTAGCGGATAGGTCTGATGTTGCAGTGTGCATAATGTATCTCCAGATAGAATTATACACCAAAACCGTATAAAAGACAACACCAATAAAAAACCCTGTCAGAGACAGGGTTTGCGGTTAGTTAGTTGCAATAACTGAAAAGTCGTTTCGTTTTTCAAACTTGATCACACTTCTAAACTTATCGAACAACTGGTCGCCTTTGTGAGAGATAACAAAGACATTCGAGTGTTCTCCAAGAGTATTCATTAGATTCAAGAAGTAATCAGTACCAGCTGTGTCCAAACTTGAATCAAAAATCTCGTCTAATAGCAACAAGTTTGTGTTCACTGAGTTTTTCATCTTGGCGATCTGTCGCCATGTAAACAAGATTGATAAGTCGATACGCATCTTTTCGCCTTCAGAGAAACTTGCATATGTAAACTCATCGCGGTGACGAGACTTGACAATCTCGTTAAAGTTCTCATCAAGCTCAAAGTGGATGTAAGCATCCATGGCATTCAGATACTTGTTAATCAACTTGTTCATAACTGGCAAGTATTCACGAATGATAGCAGTTTTGATACCAGTGTCTTTTAACAACAAGTTTGCTACTTCTTCAAGGTTACGGTGTTCTTGTAGATTAGTTTTCTGCTTGATCAATTCCATGGCGGCACTTGCCAATTCTTTCAGCTTACGCTTTTCTTCATCAACATTGGCTGTGTCCATAGTCGATTCTTCGACTTCAGCTTGAAGAGTCTTGTTCAATTTGTTCAACATAGAGATGTTGGCGTTCAGCGTTGAAAGTTTGATATTTAAATCAGTGATCTCTTTTAGAACAGTGTTCATGTCTGACAAGTCGTTATTCAACTTGGTAAAGATATCTTCTAAATCAGACAATCTCTTGTTCTCAAATTCAATCTTGGCGTTTAGTTCTTGAACAATGGTTTCTTTATGATCGTGCGGAATGCCTTGTGAGCAGGACGGGCATACGCTGTTCTCATCAAAGAATTCGGCATGATGTTTGTGTTGCTCGACGATGGAAAGTAGTTTATTTTTAAACCCCTTTGCCTTTTCAATGTCACTATCAACCTTACTCTTGTTAGCAGTTTGTAGTTGGAGTGAGGTAATCTCAGCAAGTGTCTCAGCCACCGCTGTTTCGCTTCGCTGTATTTCTGAGTTATTAGCTTCGATCTTAGATAGTAGAGATCCAATAGCTTCTGACTTGGCATTTGTAAGAGTTTTAATGAGTAACGATTGTCCATCAACCTTAGTCTTCGCAGTTGCAATCTCCCCTTCAATCCTCTTGATAGTGTCACGTGTTTCATTGGCTTTTTCTTTCAACAACTGATTCATAGTCGAGAAAATACGAATATCAAGAATGTCTTCAATAACTTCTCGGCGTTGACTTGGAGACAACTGCATGAATGGGACAAATGAAGCTGAACCCAAGATAACAACCTGTGTGAAGGTTTTGTAGTTCAACTTTAAAATCTGTTGCTCAAGAACTTTTTGGTAGTCTTTGGCAGCAGCATCTTGGTTCATTAAAACACTATCAACCCAAATTTCAAATTTGTTGGGTTTGATACCACGAATAACTTTATACTTCTTGGCACCAATACTGAATTGAACTTCAACAAGACAGTTCTTACCATTGATAGAGTTAATCAGTTGTCCCTTGTTGATATTACGAAATGGTTTACCAAACAAAGCAAAACACAAGGCATCTAGAACAGTGGATTTACCTTCACCGTTCTTGCCAATGATAAGAGTGGTTGTTGATTTGTTCAGTAAGATTTTGTTAGCAGAATTACCAGTTGATAGAAAATTCTTCCATTCAATACTTTCGAAAACAATCATTAAACAACCTCAATGTTAACTGCTTCAGTGTATAAACTGCGCATGTATGTTTTAATCTTTTCTTTATCCATATCAGTCTCGATAGAATCAACGTAGTGACCAAGAACAGAAAGAGTATCTTCTAGATTGATATTTTCATCATCAAGGTCACCATCACTAAACTCAGACATATCTTCGACAACTTTGATATCTTGACATCCTTTATTATACAACTTTTGAATAAACTTATCAAACTTGTAATAGTCAGTTTTATTGACAACAACTAATCTAACATACTTGCCCGTTAGATCTGATTTGTCAAGGTCGAAGGGTTCTTTATCCTTGTCGTCGTACTCAATTCTCTCGAACATTCGATAAGGATTGCGAATGAAGTCGAGGTTTCTTGTGTCGAGGTCAAACAAGTGAAATCCTCGGGGATCGTTATAGTCTTGCCATGTAAGCTCATATGGGTTTCCGAGGTAGTAGATCTGCTTATCATCAGACTTGTGATGATAATGCCCAGAAAAAACCATGTCAAACTTGTCGAATGTTTCTTTAGAAAGTCCATCATGTGATTCCATACCTCTGTACATAGCAAAGCCAGCAATTTCAAAGTGACCCATACAAATTTCGGCTTTTGTACTTTTCATATGGTCAACGCATTCAGAGTAGTTATCTGCACAGATCCAAGGAATCATACAAATAGAAACACCATCAATGATGATGGTTTCTGGTTTAGAGATAACATCTATGTTGGCATACTCGTTCAACAATAAGTCTGGTGAGTTGACATCATTGGTATTCTTGAAGTATGTATCGTGATTACCTGCCAACATATGAACTCGAATTCCTCTGCGTTCAAGTTCATCAAAGAACATTTTCTTGGCTCTATCAAGAGCGTAGAAGTTTACGTACTTACGGCGATCAAAAGTATCACCAAGAATAAGAACAGTATTAATATTGTTTTTATCCAACGTAGGAAAAAATACATTTTGATAAAACTTCTCAAAGAAATCTAAGAATGTGATGCTGTCGTTGCGAGCACCAAAATGGATGTCTGTTATTAACGCTACCTTCATGCAATTCCTCAGAATGATGTTGGTTGTGCTACACCACGAACAAGAGCCATCAGACCAGTTTGTAAGTCTGTTGCACCGATACTAATCCAACGCTGATCCAGAGTAGGTTGTGAGCGTAGACGTTCAACCAATTCTCCAAGTTCAGCACCTTTGGCTTTGATCTCATTCATAAGATTAATCTCATCTTGAGAAAGATCACGATAGCCTTTAATTTGTTTGTGTTGATTGTCCATCAGGAATCTCCTTGTATAATTTAATTTCAATGACGTCTCCAGTTCTAACAGTTAGTGAAAACTGACTAGCTTCACCAAACGTGTTAAACCACTTAAAAGCCACCATTGACCCAGATGTGTAGTATGTAACTTTATACATCAATAAAAACCAACCTTTCTGGAATTCTTTGAATTCTTGACACCATCAGATTGCTTGTTGAAAATTTCAGCAATGCTGTACTTGCCAGTGGCACTGTCAGTTGGTGCAGCAACGCCAAGTTTGTCAGCCAATACTTTGGCTTGTGATGTGTCCAACTGATCAAAGGTAACGATGTCAAAACAACGACCTGGACGCACCAAAGCAGAGTCAACATCGCGAATGCTTGGCAAGTTTGTAGAGAAGATCATCTTCTTACCGCGAGTTGTAACCAAACCATCACCCACGTTCAAGAAACGGTGCATCATTGTGTTACCGTCGCTACGAGACTTCAAGAATGCATCACTGTCTTCCAACACCATAATTTCAGTGTCGTCTTCGATAAAGCGTGCAAAGAAACCATCCTTCTCAAGGATTTGAGAATCGTAAGAAACGATTGCGGATGCGTTGCGGTGAGACAGCAAGCCACGGATGAATGTAGTCTTGCCAGTTCCAGGTGGACCAATCAACAGCAAGATGTTTGCTGAAGAATTCATATATCGATCGTAGTAGCTTTCCAGAGATTCACCATTAAGGAATGGATACATCTCAGCAACTGGCAAACGATCACGGTTAAGAGGGACGCTCACAGAATGACCATCGCTGCCGTAAACCCACTCGATGTGAGATGTCACAACAGAGAATGCGTCTTCAACCATCTCGATAATCTCAGTGACAAACTCATGGCTACCATATGCACGAACATTAGTTGAGTTTGAACTAACGCTGTATGTGATGTATTCGTTGGTTGATTCAATGACGATAAAGCCAGAAGAAGAACCACCTTGAACAATCAAATCGCCGTCAAAGTTTTGTTCAACCCAATTAGCCCATGTGCGACGATTGGCAAGCACAGTTGTATCGCGGTGGATTGTGCGTTGGTTTGCATCAACGCGACGCTTTAAAATTTCTGATGTAATTAGATCATCAAAGTCGTTAACGCCAAGAAAGATTTTGTTGTCAGTTTGGTTGTTCATATATGTATTCAAGTTCAAATAATTATCATCTGCAGAAATTGCTCTACGCTTTAGAGTTCTACCACTTCTTGCTCTAGACGCTCTAGCCCTAGCGGGTCTGTATGCTATTGCTCGTTCAATACCGCCATTACTAAGGCTATTGATCAAGTCCCTCACGCTCTTTGACATCATCTACTCCATCATCAATAAATTCATCTAAGTTTGGTTGCTTTTTCTTTTTCTTTTCTTTTTTGCGCTCAATAAACGTATCGTCAAACGTCTGATTGGCTTGCATAAATTCAAGATAAGCATTGTGGTATCCTGTACCTTCATCTTGCTCTTGCAGTTCAAACATCTCAAACGGCATGTCTTGTATCAGCTTGCCTTTGATGTATGATTGTTTCTTTTCTTTTGCTATCCTACGCAAGAATGCATAGTAAATAATTTGGGTGAAGTATGCAAAAGGATTGCTGGACTTGTCTGGGTTAAAGTTATCAATGTACTGAATGCAGTTCTCGATACCGTCGAGAATCATATCATCGCGATATGAGTAGTTGATAAAGTTTGGCTTGTACGAAAGGTGATTGGCGATCTTTAAGATGCATTCACCGATGTAGTTGCTAATGATTGGCTTGGGTCTGCCTTCTTGTTTAGCCAACTCCACAGAGTCTCTATACTTAATTAGTGCATCTAAAAAATCTTTGTTATTTACGTAGTGAGCCATACATGGGCGTTCCTCTTGTAGTTCAAGTTATCAAGTATTATACAGCAACAAGTGTGAAAAGACAAACTTTCTTTTGTAGCCAAAGTATTGCAAAATAGATTTGCTTTTTTACTTGACTTGAGGCATAATTCAGGGTGTTAGGGTTGATAAAGATATAGATCAATTAATCGTATCGTTACCGTCCATTATGAATCTGTAGGATCCGTCATCCTCTGCTTCTCTCTCAGGACGTTCATCTTCTTCTGACTCTGTCAGCCTGATGTATGTTTTTATAAATGGCTCAGCCAGATTTTTGATAAACATCACATCTCTTTTGTCCAAGATGAATTCAGAATCTTCAGTGAACGGACAGAATGGAGCAGCTGCAAGATGTTCTCTACCATCTGCAAGAGATGGTACAGACTTGATCACAAGAGGATTATTCAGCTGAACAAAATTTTCATCCTCAGCCCCTAAGACAGACATCAACGTCTCTCCAGAAACAAGTTTCAACACAACATAGACATCATTCATTGTAAGTCAACTTCCACAAGTTTTAGTTTAAATTGTTCTTCAGCGTATGTCTTGTAACGCTCAGCAGCATGATTTAGTGTGTGATTCTTCCAAGACTTCCAATGCAAGTCGTCTGCAATGTCGTAAAGTTTACAAGAAACCTTACCGTCCTTTAAACGCAAACCACGACCAATGGATTGTAAATTTCTAATTTTTGATTTTGATGGCGACGCAAAGATAACATTCTCGATGGATGGTATGTTGATACCAGTGGAGAACGTGCCATAAGATGCGATGATAATTGCATCGTCTTCACCTTCTGTGATGTGACGAACTGCTTCTCTATCAGCTGTGTCTGTTCCACCATACACAAAAAAGACTTTTCTGTCATCGTGTACTTTATCTTTTATAAGATCGTAGAGAACTTTACCGTGCTTTTCAACGTATTGAAAAAGAACGAGCGTATTACCTTTAGAATTTACTGCCAGATTTCTGATGAACTTGTTACGCTTTTCGTTCGTAACTAGCCAATCC